CCACCACCCATACTCATTTTAAAAAAAGGGTTTTTTCTCGTTTCATCATATTCTTCTCTCTTTTGGTCGTCACTCAAAGTATCATACGCCTCATTAATTTTCTGAAATTTGGCCTTGCACTCGTCATTTCCACCATTGCGGTCAGGATGATATTTTAGCGAAAGTTTACGGTATGCCGCTTTTATATCAAGTTTTGATGAATCCTCGTCTACTTCCAAAATATCATAAAATGATTCAGATTCCGACATTAATATTATTATTTGAGATATACTTAAATAATAATATACGAATACAATTATGGAAATTTACAACGAATTATTTATTCCTAAATTTCAGCCAAAATTTATAGAAGAGTTTGAAATAAATCCAGAAATTGTCAAGGTCTTGAATACATTGGTTGAAATGGACAATTTAAACATTTTGTTCATCGGCAATGAAGGGTCTGGAAAAACATCCTTGTTAAATGCAGTCATTAGAGAATATTACAAGGGCATCACTTTTAAAGTCTACAATGAAAATATACTGCATATTAATAATCTGAAAGAACAAGGCATCAATTATTATAGAAATGACGTGAAAACATTTTGTCAAATCGGGTCATCCATCAAACACAAAAAGAAGTTCGTCGTCTTAGATGACATTGATTTCATCAATGAACAAAGTCAACAAGTGTTTCGCAATTGCATAGATAAATACAGCCACAATGTCCATTTTATTTCTTCCTGTTGCAATATACAAAAGGTCATTGAAAATCTACAATCCAGGTTTATTATCATTAAAATCCCGCCATTTCAAAGAGAGAATATGGAAAAAATATTATACAAAATTAAAACCATCAAAGACATTCGCATCACACCAGAAGCCGAAAATTTCGTATTAAATATTTCAAACAATAATATCAAAACATTGATTAATTACATGGAAAAATTCAGTTTAATGAATGAAGAAATCAATTATGAATTGGCAAACAAAGCATGCACAAACATTAGTTTCATTATTTTTGAAGAATATACAAATTTATTAAAACAAAATAAATTAAACGAGGCAATCAAAGTCATGTACAATATTTACGACAAGGGCGCTTCTGTCATGGACATTTTAGATAATTATTTCATGTTTATTAAAACAACAAAAGTAGTTAGCGAATCCGAAAAATATGAAATCATACCTTTAATTTGCAAATACATTACTATTTTTCATAACATCCACGAAGACGAAATTGAATTAGCATTGTTTACAAATAATATTATAAATAGTATATATGACAAAAAATCTAATATTTAAATCACCAATTGATAATTTCGTATTAATGAAATTATTTCAAGAAACATGCATCAAATCAGAAATTGATAATTCATATATATTTAACAACGACTCATATAAAAAAGGATTGTTTAATCAAGTCATACTACAATTTATTGAAACATGCAAATCACATTATAGTCAAAGAAAACAACATTATTTAGAGAGAAAAATGACCTATAATTATTTCATTACCATTTTGAGACAAATATGCAATCATAACAATATCAAATATTCTTCAAAAATATTATATGATAAATCCGATTACAACATCACCTATTATTTCTTCTTTTAACCGCCACACAACCACACACGATAATTCCTCAATAATTTGGATATTTTTCCATGAGTACATTGTCCCCCAAGAAATTCGGCTTTTGTCCATAAAGAGAGACATTCGGCGTTTTCCAAAAACCCACCCATTTTTCAGGCTTTTGTTGCATCGGTTCTCTCAAAGCATTCCCACCAGAGGCACTAGACAAAGTAATCAATATATATTTTCCAATAATAGTGTCACTCTCCAATAGTTGTTTTTCAGACAATCGCGCAAACCATTCATATTGTCTTCGCATTAATATATCTCTGGCCGGAATTAAAATGCCATATGTTTCAGGATATAGATTCACATAATTCGACGACATTAATTCCTCTATTTTTATCGGACGACTGTTTTCACATTTTACGCCGATTTCCAATCCATTAATCAGGACTATTTTCCCATGTTGAATCTTCTGCAAACACCATTGACCAATGTCATCTACAAATCGCGATTCAGCGGTGGAATCCGTAGAAATAATATGTTGAATAAAATGCGACAATTCTTTCACCACTTCAGTCTCTTTTGGAGCACCGCAAAAATGAATATCTGGAGCAAATTGCGTTTCTGTTGAATGAATTGTCCGGTCATTGTTTTCACAAATAAACATTTTTCCATGTCTTGCACCTTTTTCATACATTCCCAACAAATTTCGCATGCATAAAAAAGAACAGGGACAAATCATACCACCATATATATACAACAATTTCATCATGGCCAATTGTCTCACATTTGTAAGAATCGGATGAGAAATAGACATGAGATTAATATTCCATTCAGGAATCAATTTTGCAAAAGAAGTATCGTCAATCAAACAAATCTTGAATGATTCGTCGCATTTCATAATTATACTTTTAATTGTTAAATATAAATATGGCTGGTTTAATTCAAAAGAACTGCGCGAACCAAAACTCGTCCAATTACGAGAATTATATTCATAAGGAATGTGTATCCATAAAATCGGCTTGACAACATTGCCCATGTCCTCGTCACTCAACAAATATTTTTGAATGTCAGTATAATCATTCATTTCTTTCATTTTCAATTGTTTTTCTTCATACCAATTGTATAAAACACTCGCAGACACAATCATAATAAATGAAACAATATAATTTGTTATTGATGATTTCATATATTATACAGAAAGATTATATTCGCCTAGTTTTCCAATTTCATTAAATTCCCCCAAAACAATTGCTGATTTGCCCGTATTTGTTCAGTTTGTTTTGCTAATTTATAGGCGCGATTTGTAGAAACGGCTTCTTCCATTGTTGTCTTTTGTTTCAAATATGCATTTGCTTGAATGTCTGACAACATTGGCGCTCGCATCATTTCATTTCTATGTCGCTTATATTCATCCACAGAATTGAATTTCTTCACACGTTCAAAGTCCTCCATGGTTACTGGAATCACACTCTCTGTATGAGCCCGATGCAAATCCTCGTATTGCAAATTACTAAATACATCAGAGCAATATGTTTCCGGCACATCACCTGTCAAATTGGATGCCCCAACATTGCACGACATCTCATTCACATTTTTACAAACAGTCAAAGACAAGTGTCTCTTTTTTCTCTCTAATTCGTCCAAATTGTTAGAGAGAGAAATCCCCTCGTCGGATTTCAACCATTCCCCATATCCGCCTTCATCCTCGTCCTTTGTCACATTCACCTTGTCAAATTCCTTGTTGAACCAGTCATTGAATTCTTTCGCGGACTTTTGCACCTTTATTGTTTTATCTAATGCGTCTTTTTGACTCTCGGACATTTCAAAGGTTTCCGCCAATTTTTCCGTCTTTTCACTCTTATTTTTAAATTCCCATATTCCAAAGAGTATTTTATATGCATTTGAATAAAAACGAAAATAATCTGGATGCAGTCCGGATTTGTCTGGGTGCGTCGTCAAGACAATCTTTTTCGCGGATTTTAACTCGTCTGCACCAAAGTTTCTCTCTATTTTAAACAATTTCAAAATCTCATCTAAATCATAATTTTCTATCGTCAAATCCATTTCATTCATAATTTTATGCGATATTTCTTTTTTGCATAATTTACGAAACAATAATATAAAGCATTTGAATTTATATTATTAAATGTCAAATTTATTCCAGGATAAATTGGCACAATTTATAAAACAAATCGGCAACAATCAATATATCATTGAATTGCAAAAATGCTGCGGTTACAGCGAATTCATGCTTGTCTATAAAGAACAATCCTTGGCGGATTTATACAAAATGATTTCTTGTCATACATCCTTCCCTGTTGAAAATATACGCAATGTATTTATTGTTTCATATAGAACAGGAGAGAAAAATACACATACCACCAATCAATAATATGACAATACATGCATTTATCCGCGAATGCACAAACAATCGCAACATCCAGCCGGTGTATCCATTGCCAGACAAAGTAGTCTATAGAATTATTTTGGATGACGGTCATCGGCATTTAGCCGAAAATGAGAGTTGCATGGATTGCAGTCTTTAGGAGACTCGCGGGACAACTTGTGATTTTGGAAACCTTCCACGCACATTATATAAATGATTATTACATCTTTTAAAAAATGCGTCTAATGCGGTCAAATCACTACCTGTAACACTGTCATCGGGAATAAAAGTGGCATTCCCTTTTTTATAACATAGAATTGCAGGAATTCCATTGACCATTTTTTTCGCTTTTAAAAAGGCGTAGAAATCAAAACTCTCGTCTACATCAATGATTCCACAAATAACATCTTCCGGCGATGTTGCGAAAAAATCATTTACTGGTTTTTCTATTTTTAGACAAGGACCACACCATGTTGCACCTAATTTTAAAATAATTAGACCGGTGTTGTGCTCCAATAAATGCATGAACGCTTTGCGTGATTCTATTTCGCTAATAACCTTTTTGGACATTATATCATGCATTATTTTTTAGATTAGATATAAACATATTTATTTTATATCTAACTTTCCGATTTCTTAATGTTTTTCAACTTATACCCTTCTTATATCCTTCTTATACCCTTAATAAGAGGCTGACAAAGAACTTAGATTTCTCAATCCCTTTGTACGCCTATTTTTTGACTTGCGGCAAAATTGACGCTTCTTTCCATAAACATATTTGCAACTTGGCATACGATTGCATGCCATCTGAATATTTCCAGCACATGCACTACGCCTGCTTTTTTTAGTCCCCTTTTTATTTTTCGACCCTTTAGTTCTACCTCTTCCAAACATATACATTATATTATTATTTTAATTTTATAATTCTCTAATATCTTCTAAAAGTTTTTCCTTTGCCTTTTCCTTTTCCCTGTTTCTTTGATGCTATTCTGGCAAGACGCGCTATTCTTCGAGTGTCATTCGCTGCCATTTCAGTTTTCTCTCTTTTCTCATCCGCTTTTTCTTCTTCAGGCTGTTTATAAACATTGTATTTCTTTTTACCCGAAGGTAATATGACATCAGTACCAAGATCCATCGGTCCATCTGATGAAATGGTTGAAACAGATGACCCTGTTTTTCGTTCAATAACTGACGGAGCAAGAAACGAATGTTTAGACTTGGAACTTTTAGAGCTCGATCTGGAACTATGGGACTTGGACTTGGACTTGGACTTGGAACTATGAGACCTGCCTCTTCGATGAACAGGAATTTTGTGAAAATATTTCTCTATTATTTGTCTATCTTTTTTGCTAAATTCTTTTAAATGAATTTGCGGAAAAGATGGCTCGTGTAAAAACAATTCATTCTTTTCATTTTTAACAATCTTGAATGACTTTTTTCCACTCCTAGATGTCATTGTTCCATTCTTGGTTACAGGAGAAACTAATTTATATCCTTTTTTCGTTTTTAACACGAAAAAATCGGGCAAATGTAAAGTGACATCACCAAATAGGGGCAATGATACATTATCATTTATCTTGTGACTCTTGTTCGCAGGCAACACAACGGTATTTGCTCCCCCTAACTGCATATATTATAAATATATTATTCTCTGGCATCAATTCATGACAACATGGCATTCCCAAAAATATTTGCAAAAACACCAAATAAATTCATATTCATCCTCTTCTGCCTCTTTTTTTTCTCTCAATTCACAAGGCAATAAATACGCACTTTGTTTTGGCAAGACATAATACAATTGAAACAATTCACTCACTGGACTCGTCTCAGCAACAACCATCTCAGTTTCAAAATAAGGCATTTCTTTTAACAAATCACTCAACAACGGCGGATAATGATACTCGTATTTCCATTTCCAATCAGGACAACCACTCGTATAATATTTCATGTTCCATTTCAATCCTTCTAAATAATTCAACGAAACCTCGCGTTTTTTGTCAGCATCACTTCCACTAAACCCAAACAATGTTTCATAATAACGATATTGCCAATAAGGCTGCGATGGATTAATATATTTTTCCATTTCTCTCTCGTGTGAGGGCAACAATTCAAACCGTTTATATGCATTTTCCTCCGACCCCAGTTTCGCATCATACCGTTTATGCATTCCTTCTTTTTTATCACGCAATGCAAATTCTTCTTTTAAATGCTTCTCTTCGTGTGTTGCTAAAAAAGAACACAATGCCCGCACATGTTTCCAATAAATTTGAATGCCATCTGTCAAACACGGTCGCTCGCCCGATGTTTTAGTTATCTCTCTATAAGCATTCATCATTTTATCTATGCCTCCTGTGCGAATATTTAAACTCGGAAAATGCGGCATAAAATCGTTCCCTAGAAAAAAACACATGAAAATATAATCCACCACTGAACCGCCATTCAGTTCAGAAACAATCTGGTTTGACAATTCGCCAATGTCCATTACATATGATTCACCGGATTCCAATTTATCCATTGAAAAATGCGGGGCTTCTCTAAACAAATAGATTTGCGGATTTATTGAAAGATGATTTAATGCAAGCATAATTAAATCGGAATCCAGACCATAAATAATCGTGGAACCTTGGTCGCCTTTTTGTCTAATAAAATCAAATATTTTATGCTCGCCTTCACCCACTTCATTGCTGCCTGAAACAATTACGCTCTTCACGCCGTCAAAATGAGTGTGCAATGCTGCATTTAATTCCTTCATGAATTCAGTACCGGGTGTAATCGCCGCGGTATTCCATTTTTTCGTCGGTGTGGTCCCGGTCGCAGTGTTAAAAATCTGGGCATTTATTTTATTTTGATACCATGATTTGTATCTGCGTTGGCGTTGTTGTTCTAATTTTGCAAACGGTGCAACCCCATCAAATGCAATGTAGACTTGCAGGATTGGAGAAATAAATAATATGTATTCTTCTATTTTAGAGATTACGAGAGAAATAATAATCGCGTATTCCGTTGTCTCAGTAATATTATTTCCAACATTATTAATAACATCGTAAATAATTGAATTGCAGTCTAAATAGAAATTGTTGGGCCGCCTATTTCTCTCTAATTTTTGAATAATTCGTTGATGGTTTTTCACAATGTATGAAAAAAAAGAAGGAATTCCCATATTGTCGCGAGTATTATATTTATTTAAATCGGTTTAAGCCAAAACATCTTTCCTACCATAATGTTGTAAATGTATTAAATAAAAAAATGATTTGGATTATTTCTCTTACAAAACAGACAACTATACAACTAACAATGAATTTGAAAAAATGTTTTGATGCAATAAAATCACACAATAATATATACAAAGAACAGGCAATTGGATTGAAGAATTATATAGAAATGAAAAATAAAACGCAAACTCTTTATGATATATCTATTCCAATTAAAAAAATACACAATATACCGATAAATGCTACACTAAAGGTATACAAGAATTCATGTATTAATCTGCATATTAAAAGTTCTAAATGTAGTATTTATCCTGCTAATGGGGATGATTCTGATGATGATAATCAAACTTATTTTGTGTTATATTGTGAAACTTTATTTAAATATACTCGTGACACGGAAATGAAAATAAGTGATTATATTAAAATAATAGAAAAATTAAATAACTTGTTGAATAGCATTACATTTAATAAATTTAATGGTAAGTTCAAAGAAGTTCAATATGAGTATGATATAACAACAGCATTATTTTGGGATAGTATCATTGGTTCTTCAACTCATATTGAAAAAAAATATGGCACTTGTTGTGTATGTTTAGAATTAACAAAGACGACTACTTATTGTTGTAATCAACCATTATGTATTGAATGTTGGGGTAATATATCAACTAAATTATGTAGTAACTGTGCTGATGAATATGATGATGAATGTGACAATGTTGCGTGTAAAACTGCTCCTTGTCCGTTATGTCGTATAAGTCTTAAATATTATTGTCAAGAGTTTTAAACCGGCGAAGATTTATTTGCGTTAGATGAAGAATATTATGAATTTATTATTTTTTGTTACAAATAAAATGACTCTTTGCGAAAAAAATTGAAATGCTTTTTTTACAAAACAGAATAAGCATCAAATTAAAAACAATGGAATTTACCGCTACCGCTATCAAAACATTTCAATACACATCATATGGACCATTACCTGTTGGAGAAATTTCATTTAAATCAGATTGCACTGAATACAAACATGGTTTGTCAAATGGTCATGTTGCCAATATTCAAACATATTGTCGTCAAGATGCAAGCAAAGAGAAAAATTTGGTTTTTCCAACAAAATTTATAAAATTCTTTAAACTATTGGGCACTTCTGAATCTGGGCGAAAGTTTTGGTTTGATGAGCACAAACGAACTAACTTTGATGAAGCAGGCATTGATACTAACTATGACGCTGAATTTGGTGATATATGTAGTGGTGACAGTAAATCAGATTTAATGCGATATATTTATCGGGACATGGTTGTTCCTTTCACTAAACTTGAAAAAGAAAACCATGACTTGCGCAACCAACTCGAACAGATGAAGAAACAACACGAATCAAAAGACCAACAACATAAGTCGGAAAAGTTAAAAGTATATTATGATTGTGTATGTGAATTTCAAGAAGAACTTGAAGAAAAAGACCAACAACTCAACACCACACAAGAAGAACTTGAAGAAAAAGACCAAGAAATCGAAGAGATGAAGAAACAACTCAAAGAAAAAGACCAAGAACTCAAGACCACACAACAAGAACTCAAGACCACACAACAAGAACTCAAGACCACACAACAAGAACTCAAGACCACACAACAAGAACTCAAGACCACACAACAAGAACTCAAGATAAAACACGACAAATATCTCTCAGAACTGTTAAAAGTATCAACTTTAAAATTCGCACTTGAAGCAAAAGATGAAGAAATCGAAGAAGAACTCGAAGAAAAAAACCAAGAAATACAACTCTTGAAAGAACAACTCAAAATCAAATATCACGATTACTTGATAGAAGTTCAAGAAGAGTTTGAAGAAAAAGACCAAGAAATCGAAAAAAAAGACCAAGAACTGAAGACACGAGGACTACTACTGAAGACATGCATCGAAAAAGTCGAAGATGTAGAAAAGAAAAATCAAGAGTTGGAACATTTGAACCATCGTTTGATTTATGAAACTAGTTTTAACGAGAGAAAATCATCGTCATATTTTGGTCCAGAAATGTAGAAATGTAGAACTGTAGAATGTAATTAATAACCTGCATTTTTTTCTCTCGCATATCACATTAAAACAATACTATTTCATTCTGATATATTGCACCTATGATATTTCCCGTTTTATAAGACCAATGATTATAGATTGCTCCAGTGGATGGATTCACAGAACACACTTCACCCGACGGCAAATGTATTTCTTTCCACCAACTATGTCTATCAATCAAAATAGTATCATCGTCTTCATCCAACACACCTGCCCGACGCAATGAAGGCAGTCCATCTTCTGTAAAACTAAGCGTATAAACATCTCGTCCTTCATTGCATATAAAATACAAATTGTTAAATGGGGTCATTGTCATGTCAAACACTTCAAGTGCAATGATTATATTTTTATAACAGTCTTGCCAACAAGAGGCGTCATAAGTGGATGCATTGGCCAACACGACCGCCATTTCATCTTCTCTCGCAATGCGCAACTCTTGCGATGTTATTGCTTGTGCCGCCTGCGGCGGCGTCTTCTCTCGCAATGAATCATACTTTTTCCATAAAAATTCAAGATGATTTTCCACTTCAATCCAACACTCATTCAAATGTGCAACTAGATTGTCATATTCTTCATCTATTTTTGTGTAAAAGAGATTCGGCATTTCAATGATTTCATTCGTTTCTCCCATTTCAAAGATCCGTGTTTTTACATTCACTCTTTCACGCAAATAATAGAGATTTCTCTCTTTATAGCGAATTCTTTTGTCACGAGTAAGAATAGTTTCAAATACATAATCTTTAATAAGAAACAACAAATGTTTATCCATTTTTAGTTGATTGATCAAAAATTGTTTTTCCATGAAATATATGTTTCTATGTTTACTTTTTTAGGTCCTGACAATGTGATTCTATAACAATAAATTAAAAATGAATTGCTTTTTCTCTCTTTACACACACAACATCAAAACATTAAACAACCATCCATCAGTAATGGCTTATCAACAACAACCACGCATTCCGTTTGTCTTTCAAGGAAAAACCTTTTATAAAACCCAGTTTGATATGAAGAATAACAAGGGAAGTATGGGTCAAGTATTGTCGGTTTATGATGCTCCAATGGATGGCGCGTTTATTGGGACAATTATAAATGCGCGATATATTGAAGAGAATATTCTCTTTGAGAAATTCACTATTACCAGTTATGCAGGACATACCTATATTTATGATTTGAATACAGAACTACTATTATGGTTTATCTACGCAGTCGGAATGCAAACCATACCTACGAAACAAGAGATTGCGCAACTGGAGGCCTTTGCACTTGCTACGAATAATGCAAGTTCCGACAATGACTGGATGGGAGCGTTCCATATCTTGGATTTGCACGAGTATCTTCCTGAAGCACACCTTCCCATATTATTGAAATAAGAGACGACACTTTTAATTCTTCAGCCTTCAGCGACACTTTTAATTTAAAATAAAAATGAAATGCTTTTTTCTCTGAACAAACCATTATCCAATAAACAAACGAATCGATCAATAATCATGGCTCAACAACAACAACAACAACAACTGGTTCCGTTTACATTTCAAGGAAATACCTTTTATTATAAAACAGAATCAATCCAACCGCAAATGAATACAGGTAATGAACTGAGATATCAATCTACCGTTTATGATTCGGATAACGCGGAAAGTCCATGCATTGGACACATTGAAACAATGTTCATTTATAATGAAGAAACCAATGAATGGGACGAAATCAATA